ATACCCGAGGTCGGCCATCGTCCCGAGGACGACTCCAAAATCTGCTCCCTTGTTACTGGATAGCAGACCAGGGACGTTTTCGAGGATGAAGTACTCGCTTTGCGCTTCGTCCACAATTCTTGCAGCTTCCCAGAAAAGCCCGCTTCGTGCGCCAGCAAGACCAGCCCTTTTGCCAGCGACTGAGAGGTCTTGGCAGGGAAATCCTCCTGCAATAATTCCTTTGCTTGGGTTAAATCCTGCTCCAATTAAGTCACTTCCTTTCACTGTAGTTACATCATCAAATTGTTTTGCGTTAGGGAAATGCTTTGCCAGCACTTCATTACATTTCTTATCTATCTCAACAGAGGCTACAACTTTCACGCCGTTGCGTTCCATAGCCAGGTCGAAGCCACCTACACCAGCGAATAGTGATACACCAGTAATCATTTAGTACCACCCTCGTCTGTCTGAGTGGGCAAGAGCGCGGCACGCACTGCCTCGATAGCGATGTTCAAGGTATCGTATACCGTGAAGGATTTGTAGTTCAGGTTTTCGACTGCGCTCTCTAAGGAGTTGAGCAATTCCGAAAGCTGTTGACTTTGGGTTGTCTGCGAGGTGGTCAAGCCTGCTCTCACGGGTCCATAGGGAGATAAGACAGGCTCTCTCCCTCTTACTGTATCCGAGTGCTCGTGAGTAACTAACGATAAGTGCCTTGTTTTCACGCTTCTCCTCCATCGTCGCGTGTCTTGCTACTACGACTAGATCTTTTGGCTGCTCGACTATCTGATGTATTGGTTCGGGTGCGAATATCCATAGAAGGATTAGTGCTGCCGTCAATATCAACCCACTTTTTACCTTGTTCTTCATCAAACGCTTTCTCCTCTGCCAGTAATTGCTTATAGGTATCGGGGTAGGCGTTAGCCAACCTTGATAAAGCACGATCTCTCGCACGTCTGTAGTTTCTGTAGTTCACTGCCTGCTTCTTGGCGCTGGCAATTCTTCTATCAGTTTCAGTCATTTAGTTTATCCCCCACTACTAAGATCAGGTAGAAGAGTACCATTACGACGATGATTCCAAGAATCATAGGACACCTGCCAGCGTAGCAAATACAATTTTGGTGATGTCCATAGGCTGACCTACGAGCATAGCGTCCTCGTCCTCTGCGTCCCACCCTGATACCAGTAGGCGTGAGTTGATAGGGCTACGGCGTAGCCACTTGACCGCCTCCACAGGGTCGCTGCCGCCCCACTCTGCTATACCTTGATTATCCACCACCTCATAGAAGGTGAATAGGGGTGATACTTTGGGGTGAAAGGCTATTACTTCACTCATTGCTTTCCCTCTCCCTCGTTCACTAGATATGCACGTACTTCCTCTAAGTTATTTATTGCTTCTTCACATAGCACTATCAGATTTTCTCTAGTCATTGCCTTCTGCCTCTCTCTTATTCTCGATACCTACACGGCTAAGCGCGTAGACCATACGTTCTAAGTTCTTCATTGCCTCATATGAGTTAGCGTCTTCCAGCTGCTTCAAGGCAGTAGCCTTGCATAGATTTGCCTTTGCTTGCCAGTATTCCTTAGTTGGTTCGCTCATTCTCTTTCTCTCCTAATCGTTGTAACACGTGTCGCAGACATCTACGAGGCCTTCTCGCAGCAATACAGTGTGAGTTGCAGTTGTGCCTTCATTACAATTTGTGCAGTTATTCATTCGTCTATCCTTTCTACTACTCCACTCTCACAGTTCATACAGGTGTATGACTGGTAATTATTGCGGTCAAACTCTCTGTTACAGCTGATACATTTGACCATTTCGGGATCGTCCCACATTCCCATTACTTGCCCTCTCTCTGCATTCTCGTAATGAAGTCTAAGTAGCTTTCATCTACATAGAACTCACACTTCATTTTATGTTGGTCATACACGTACTGATTACATTTAACGCAGTTATTATTAACATCATAAATTGCGTCCATAGCTCGCCTTCTCCCTCTCTCTCGCCCTCTCACTCTAAGAGGCCGCCTACCTGGTGGTAGGCTACCACACACCAACCCGACAAAGCCGGTGTGCGATAGTCAAACGCCAGGAAAGTCCTCGCCCTCTCCCTCTACAGCTGGACGCACTCCACCATTGAGCCCCAACACCAGCCCGACGGCGTCGCCCATAGGTTGGCGGTCACCTGCCAAAAGCTCCAAAGTGCAAGACTTAAGAGCAGGAGAAAAAAGAGCGCACGGACCCGCTTGCCTCTTTTGGTAATCATTAGCAGTTACCTTCTTGGATGTTGATTAAATCCTGAGCGTAGCGATAGAGAGGACTCTCCTCGTTTAGTTCTTGGGTGGCAGTATCGAACCAATTAGAGAACCGATAGACCGCAGAAACCATCTCTGCGCCGTTATGGATTACCTCGATGTAAGAGGCAGGACCGCCCCAGGAAAGGGTGAAAATGGTCTTTTGGTGGGTCATTGTGCCAAGTGCGTAGTTGTAAAGATCTTGGTAAGCGTTGTCCATCTGCTGGGTTTCGCTTTCCTCGTTGTTCGTGTCCATCTCTCCGTCAATAACGCGGAAAATGTCGCGCAGGTTTTCTTCTTCGCTTGCTAGTTGTGACGCTATGAGCTCCGCGCAGGTTGCTTCTTTTGTGTTCATTGTCTTGCCTTTCTGTTGTCGTTTCTGCGAGTGGTTGCCCTCGTCAGCAGCCGAATTACGGCTGGACGCCTCACGGCGTTTCGGGCTGTTAGCGATTAGAAGGTGGGGTTTCTTCCCATAGTCGGGCGCACTCTTTGCAGGTGTTGCCCTTCTTTGGGTTGACGCTGTGCAGGAATCCCTGCGCTGTTGTTAACATCCCTTGGGAGATGAGTCCCTCGATAATTGCGTGATGCTCGTCGCAAGTCCACACGCGACCTTTGTAGTTGATTTTTGTAGTCATTTTCTGCCTTCTTTCTGTTAGTTGTATATGGGGTATAGTGATCAAATTTCGATGTTGGAACGATATTCAATTATTCGATCTGTTGCCTTTGTGCAACGTTCTTCGGCGTCTTCCCAAGCAGCAAAAGCTTGGCGAAGAATAAAGAAAAGTTCGTTTGCCTTTTGTTCTTTGACTTGTTCAAGCAGTTGAAAAATTAGTTTTTCTTCTGCGTCGCGTCGCGCATAGGCTTTTTCTTCTGCTTGTTCTAAACGATATAACTGCACTTCTTGGTATTGCTCCATTAGTTGGTTTCCTTTACTTCGTCGATGTCTGAGCCGTAGAAGTTCACAGAATAGGAAACGTCGTCACCTTCTGCGGTTACTGGTTCTTCAATTTGTGCGATTACTTGGTGCTGAAGTGTTCCCTTTTCGTCTTCTGTAAGTTCTCTATCTGTTGTGAATCGGACACACAAGTCATAAGTTCTTTTCGTTTCTTTATTTTTTAATAAGTTCCCGAAACATATTGAACAGATGAACTTTGCAAGATCTTCGCGCCATTTGTTTGGATAACCAGTTGAACCAATTTGGTTACATATTGCACATTTGCTTTCCATTATGTTGCCTTCCTTGTGGGCTTGTCGGTTTCCCACAGGATTAGGGTAGCAGAATCTAGGTGCCTCTACCACATAGGCAGTTTGATCGATCTTTCAGCGTGGCTACCAGGTCAGCAGCACAAAGCTCGCTACTGGTCGCAGGGTCTGTTCTTGCGTCGACCTGCTCGGGTGTCGCCGTAGGGGTCGAAAGCCTTTCCCGAGCTGAGCCAGTACCCAAAAGCTCCAGCGTCTTCGGGGTGCTGGATGGCATAGATACAGAGGAAGGAAACAAGGGCAGCGCGGGAGTGGCTGTCCAAGCGGTGGAGCATTGGTAGATCTTCGGGGTTGCAGTTCATAGGTGGACTTCCTTTCTTTATTACCTACTCCCGCTTGACGAAGATATTGTTAACTCTGTTGGGGGGACATTAAATATCTGCCGATAGGGTAGAAAGCCCGCCCCGCTTAACCAACCGCACGCCGTAGGGGTGAGGGGGTGGGGTGACGCCGTACAGGGCAGAAAACCGACCCACCCTTGCTTAATTCTACGGCGGGTGGTACTGTGTACCCATCTAAAATATATTTCCTAAAGTGAAATGGTGATCTAGTAAAACCGCAGGTCAGCTATTAAAATACTGTGATGTGTAACACAATTATAAAATATTTTTTACCAACGCGGGAAATGAGTTAAATTTCCTGCCTTCTATATAGTAGGGGCTGTAAGCAGGGGAAGCCCCGAATGGTGCGCTACGCTACCGCTCCGCGAGTCCCCTAAGGACGAGCGCTGACTTACCCCTCACTTCGCTGTGGCTCGTTCGGGCGCTAAGCCCGACCAGTACCTGCAGTCGCAGGTTTTAGTTGGGATAGTTCTATCAAATTCCTGAACCGGTATTTTATTAAAAATATCCTCAAGCCGGTATAAACGAAGAAGGCATTCCGCGCCATCCGGCGCTTTGAGGAGATATACGTGGCAGAGAATTCCGCCGACATAGCCAAGAGAATTATCCTTGGCTGTGTAGCAGAGGGTATGACCATAGAGCAAGCCTGCGCTTCAGCCGGTAAGTCTATGAAGACCTATGAGTACTACCGTCGTACCGACAAGGTATTTACAGATAAAATTGATCGTACCCGCCTCGGCCTTAAGGACAAGTCCTTTGCCTCAGGCGATGTCCACGATATCAGCTTTGAAGAATTCCGTGAACGCTTTCTGCACTCCAAAACTTTCGCCCATCAAAAGAACATCGTAGATGTCATCGAGGGCAGGCAGCCCAGTTGGTTGCATCCTTCTATGAAGTATGAGCCAGGCGTTGCCAACAACCGCATCCTGATTAACATCCCGCCAAACCACGCCAAGTCTATGACCATAACCGTAGACTACGTAACGTGGATGGTAGCCCAGAACCCGAACTTTAGAGTCTTGATTGTTTCCCAGACTCAGCGACTAGCGGCAGACTTCCTCTACGCTATTAAGCAAAGACTTACCCACCCGATGTATGAGCAGCTCCAGCAGGCTTACGCCGCTGGTGTCGGCTTTAACTCTAAGTCGGCTTCGTGGCAGGCTACCCGTATCACCTTCGGAGATGAACTCCGTGAGTCTGGTGAAAAGGATCCGAACATTGAAGCCGTCGGTATCGGCGGTCAGATTTACGGCAAGCGTGCCGATATGATTATTGTAGATGACGCAGTTACTTTAAGTAACGCCAATGACTTTGAGCGTCAGATTAAGTGGCTAACGCAGGACGTCCGGTCCCGCCTTAACCCAACGGGTAAGTTAATTATTATCGGTACCCGTGTAGCATCTGTAGATTTATACAAAGAACTTCGCAATGAAGATAGATACCCAGGCGGCTTAGTCCCTTGGACGTATCTAGCAATGCCAGCGCTTTTAACGGCTGATGAGAACCCCGACAAGTGGGAGACTTTGTGGCCTGCATCAGATGCACCTTTTGACGGTCAGGCTGAATCCGATAAGGATGAAGTTACTGGACTATACCCACGCTGGTCAGGCCGCAACTTATTTAATGAACGACAATCAATGGATGCCTCTACGTGGGCATTAATCTACCAACAACAGGACATATCAGATGACTCTGCTTTTGACCCTGTATGTGTTCGTGGTTCGATTGATGGAATGCGTAAGTCGGGTCCGTTAACTGCCGGTCACCCTGGACATCCGCGAGACTTAAACGGCTTTAGTATTATCTGTGGACTAGACCCTGCAATGATTGGTGATACCGCAGCTATCTGCTACGCCATTGACCGCAGTACTAATAAGAGATACATCGTAGATGCTATCAAGATTACTCGTCCCTCCCCTGCAGCAATCCGCAACTTAATATTTGACTGGACCTCTATGTACTCACCTAGTGAGTGGATAGTAGAGAAGAACGCTTTTCAGTCCTTCCTTACACAAGATGAAGGTATCCGTCAGCACCTAGCAACACGTGGCGTTCAATTCAAGGAACACCATACCGGTTCTAACAAATGGGATACTGGCTTCGGCGTAGCCTCTAT